ACGTAACAGACTCTGTTCTGTAAAGACCTGTACCAGGGAAGAATAGTTCTCCTTGAAGAGGGGTAGCTGGATCAAAATCTGCAATTCCAACGTTCGATAACGTATAAGGAATTCTTTGAACTCCTGCTGGCAAGTTTCTGCCTGTTACTGTTATTGTAACGAGATCTCCCTCTGTTACAGAAGCTGTGCCAGAGATTACATAATCTGCTGCTGGTGGTGGTGGCGGCTCTGGAGGAGCCTTGTCATAAATTCTGATTGTTTTAGATGCAGTTTTGGATTCAGCGTCATCAACTGTGAATTTAAAGTCTTCGTAACCACCTTTTTTCTTGTCTTTGTTTTTAGCAAACTGAAATGTCCAGATGTCCCGATATTCTCTTCCACCAACGGAGTTGAATACACCAGGTTTTGCTGCAAGATTTAATACGCCGCTCAACTTAGCAGGCACTGTGCCGTTGATTCTGTTGAAGTCTGCTAAATTAATGCCATTACCTGATACTGTCCAGTTAGCGTTTCTGTTACTAGAAATTTGTCCGCCGCCTACGCGATCGATCGTAAACGTTACTGTTTCTCCTTCTCCAGCAGAAGCGGGACCATCAATTATGTACTGAACAGGAGGAGGATTATCAAAGATATCAATTTGTTTGCTTACCACAGGAGCATCAGAAGGAGTGAAAGTAAGAGTAATTGTTTCTTTGCCTCCATTTCTCTTATCTTTGTTTTTGCTGAAGTCGATGGTAAATCTTGCTGAATAGTTATAACCTCCGTTAGAATTAACTGTGGTATCTATAGGAACTAACCGAACAATTCCACTTAAGCCCGCTGGTTTGACATCGTTGATTTCTCTGAAATCAGAAAGATTGATTCCAGGACCTGAAATTGACCAAGGAATATCTATATGAGCTACTCTGGTATTCGTATTGATCTTCTTGAGCGTTTGTGTTAACATAACAGCTTCAATTGTATCATTGCGGCCGTCGAGTGAATAATAGACAGGTTCAGGTTTGTCAAACACTTTAACATTGTGGTTGATCACTTCTGATGTTCCTGTATCAAGAGAAAATGTAACAAGCTCAGAACCGTTAAGTGTCTTGATTTTGTTTTTACCAAACTTAAATGAAACAGTGCCGCTATAAACAAGCGGAGAAGTAGAGATACGATTTAATGAAACATTGCCATTAAGAGAAGCTGGTGCTGTCCCATTAACTAAAGTAAAGTCAGCAAGACCTAATCCAGGACCAGTTAAATTCCAAGGACGAGATAAAGACGTTCCAACATCAGTTCCGCCTTTTCTGGATACCGTCAAAGTGACTAAGTCTCCTTCTGTTACAGAAACAGGTCCAGTAACATCAAAATCAATTGGTGGAATTGGATTGTTAGGAATTGGCGTTGATGTCGGCTTTGGTGGTAATGGAGTGGATGTTGGGTTTGGAGGAATTGGTGTAGGAGTTGGGCGTGGTGGATTTGTTGGAACAGGGGTATTTGTCGGAACCATGGTTGGGTTCGGAGCCGGAGTGTCTGATGGTCTAGGTGTATTTGTTGGAAATGGAGTCGATGGAGGACGTGGCGTCGATGCCGGAAACGGTGTTTGTGTAGGAGGAAGAGTAGCAACAGGAGGAGCAATCGGCTGAACTACGTCTGGATTTGCAATTACAATATCTTGAGTAGCGTAAATAATATAACCTTTGCCTGGCTCAAACGTATCAAATCCGTTACCTGCATTATAAGGACGATAAGAACGTAAAAACGAATTTGAATTGTTTGGAGAATAAACTAAATTAATTTTTGCGTTATGGGCATTAATTGGCTGAGAACGAGCAAAAGGATAAATGAAAATAGTTGGCTTACCTCTTTGTGCTGTAGAATTGCCCTTAATGGTTACATTAGCTGCAGTTGATTCAGCTAATGTAGCAGCAGCGCCCGGAAGAGTGATGGTAAAGCTTCCTTTAGCTAAAGCAATATAACTTTCATTTGGCTTAAATGTGGAAAACGTATTAATTGGACCGGGTCTGTAAGCAGTAATTCCTGTTCCAGAAGAATTAATTGTTTGGACCTCAATAAGGTACTGGTTAAATTGTTTAATGTCAACCGCAACAGTACCATTGTTCTTTAAAAAGTTAAGTTTTCCTGTTTTGGAGTCGCCTGTTATATTGATTTGTCTCATAGGTTGTATTATTATTTATCAAATTGGTTTTAAATTTTTATTTGTTGTTTCACTACTTACTACACTTCGATAGCAGAAACGGCCTCATATGTTCCGGTTTCATAATAAACGTCGCCGTTAAACAAGAAACCTTCAAATTCTAAGTCTGTGTCTGGGTATATGTTTGTAACATACCCGTACGTTAAGCCGATTCTGCCGTTATCAAATTGAACAACAGCTCTTGGTTCAGTATCAACGTGTATTATTAATTGTCTTAACACAGGAGCTCCGGTGAGAGTAACCATGTTTGCTGGCTCATAATAAAATTTATCTCCAGAAATTAATCCGGCGTATGTAAGATCTAGATAGCTCTGATCAACCGGTTCTCCGTCAGCTAATGTTGCAGTAAAATAGCTTGAATACTCAATAGAAGGAGGAGTCGGAGTTAAAGTTGGAACTATAGGAGTAGACGTCGGAGCTACAGGAGTCGGCGTTGGACCAACTATTGGAGTTGCTGTTGGTGTTGGAAGTATAGCTGTAGGAGTAGGAGTAACAATCCACGGAGCTCTCCATCCTCGTTCAGCACAAAATGACGTTAATGATTGAACGATTGTGTATAAAGAACTTACCTCAGAAAAATTTTCATTTATCTTGGTTCTAATATCATAGAGCTGTTCTCCGTTATTTAAAATTCGCATTGACATATTTTATATTTATTTGACTTTACGTTTCTGACCAAATTAAAAAATCTCGCCAGTAGCTTGAATAATCTGACCAAGTTCCTTGAAATTGAGATTCATTCCATGTCAGCTCATCGTACCACGCTCGAGAGTCGTCCCATCTAGTTCCAAAAGGCAGAGGGGTCGGAGTGGGGCCTGGCACAGGCGTTGGGAATTTCGAAAAGTCAGGGCCAGGTCTTCTTTGAGAAGCTGATGAAGAGACTCCTGCTCCACCAGCTCGTTGCAAACGCGTGACTCGCTTTCTTAATTTGTAATTGATTTGAAAACGGCCCATATATAGTGTATATGCTATTTATAGGTAGAAATAAAATATTTTTTAGAAATTGTTTTGGATTTTGATAAATAAGATTTAATGAGTAACTTTGATACATTGTTTGAAAAAGAGCTTGAAAGATTTCAGCAAGGCGGAATCATAGTCGGCGATCGCGTTCGTTTTAAAAAGGATGCATTAAAACTAGACTACATTGCTTCAAGAGCACGATCTTATCAAGAGATTATCAAAGCTTGCATGGAGCCAAGCTTTGATTTAAATTTGAGAGTGGGAGCCGTTAAATCGATTTATCCTACATCTGCTACTAATTTTCAAGCAGGCAATGCTGCTCCGGACGGGGTATTCTTAGATATCTATATTGAATATGCTCCAGGACTTTTCCGCAATCCAATGACTGTCCCGTTTGAAGCTGTGGACGTAATTGATGACGGAAACGAAAGAGGACCTATCCCAGACAGCTTCCGTCGCAAAAACAAAATTCACGGTCCAGAAGAAGTTAAAGCTGAGACCGACAACACTGAGTCAAATATTAATTTGACCAACAAAAACGTTCAACTGCCAGGAGCAAACAAGTGGGATGACACCCAACCTGGTGGCGGAAATTTTAAACCAAAACGCTAAAAATAAAATTTCCTCTATGAATTCTCTGGGCGTGAACTATACTCAAAAATAATGAAGACTCTGTATTACAAATGCTTAGTTGTCTTTTTTTATTACACAGGAGATGTTGTGTGCAGATTTAATTTCAACAGCGCATTTGAACTTTATCAAAAATGTATGTCTCTATCCTTGTCTTTTGATGATAAGATAGGAAACTGGTGGTGGAAAGAACCGTCTCCACTAAACAAAACAAATTTATGAAAACCTTAACTCGACCAAAAATATTCGACGAACAAATTGCTAGAAAACCAGACTATTATCCGTGGGCTCAGGAATTTTCTCATGCTATTCATTCGGGGTTTTGGACGGATAGAGAATTTAACTTTAAATCAGACGTACAGCAATTTAAAGTTAATCTGACAGACCAAGAAAGAGAAATCATTGTGCGCACTCTTTCAGCTATTGGTCAAATTGAGATTGCAGTTAAGAAATTTTGGGCCCAATTAGGAAACAATCTCAAACACCCATCACTAGCCGACTTAGGATACGTCATGGCTAATACAGAAGTTATCCACAACAATGCATACGAAAGATTACTCGAAGTGCTTGGACTCGAGGAAGTCTTTGAAGAGAATCTTAAACTAGAGTGGATCCAAGGTAGAGTAAATTACCTACAAAAATACAACCACAAGTATTATAAAGATTCAAAAAAACAATACCTATATGCGATCATTTTGTTCACTTTGTTTGTCGAAAACGTCTCATTGTTTTCACAATTTTATGTTATCAACTGGTTTGCTCGATTTAAGAATGTTCTTAAAGACACTGACCAACAAGTTAAATACACAAGAAACGAAGAAAACCTTCATGCGTTAATTGGCATGAAGATTATCAACACTGTTAGAGAAGAATATCCAGAGCTGTTTGATGAAGAATTAGAAGAAAAAATTCATCATGAAGCAAAAGAAGCTTACGAAGCAGAAGCTAAAATTGTTGACTGGATGGTTAATGGCATTCAACAAGACGGATTAACAGCACAGATTCTTAAAGAGTTTATTAAAAACAGAATTAATGAATCGCTCAAACAAATTAAATTTAAACCAGTTTTTGATGTTGATAAAGAATTATTAAAGGCTACAGTATGGTTTGATGAAGAACTACTCGGAAACAACCAAACTGACTTTTTTCATAGTCGACCAGTTGATTACTCAAAAAAATCACAATCGTTTGACGAAGAAGACCTTTTTTAATCTATGACAGTTAAAGAGTTAATCGACCGTCTTTCAGTAGAAGACCATCACATGCGCGTTGTAGTACAAGGATATGAAACCGGCTATGACGAGCTTGAAAAAATTCGCTTCGTGCAAATAAGTCCCAATCTTAGTAAGGAAGAAAAAAAATGGGAAGGGGAATTCGATGAAGCTGCTCTCGTAACAGAAGACACAGAAGTGGCTTTGTGTTTTTTTAGAAAATCTTATTAATATGACAAAAGACAATTATTACTGGCTCAATAAAGATTCACGCAAATTTCTAGAGCGTGGATATTTATTAGAGGAAGAAACAGCGGAACAGCGAATTGAAGATATAGCACAGACTGCTGAAAATTATCTTAAGCTTCCAGGGTTTGCTAAAAAGTTTACAGATTATATGGCTTTGGGGTTCTATTCTCTTTCTTCTCCAATTTGGTCTAATTTCGGAAGAAAGCGTGGTCTTCCCATTTCTTGTTTTGGTTCGTATATTTCCGATACCATGGAATCTATTCTGCATAAAGTTGCAGAAGTAGGTATCATGACAAAACACGGAGGTGGCACTTCTGCATATTTTGGAGACATTCGTGGAAGAGGCACTCCAATCTCTTGTGGAGGAGAGTCAACCGGTTCCGTTCATTTCATGGAACTGTATAACAAACTGATGAATGTGGTTTCTCAGGGAAACGTCCGTCGAGGCTCTTTTGCAGCTTACCTGCCAATTGATCATAAAGATATCGAAGAATTTTTGCAAATCCGCTCTGACGGACACGACATTCAAGAAATGTCTTTTGCTGTATGTGTTTCTGACCAATGGATGAAAGAAATGGTGGATGGAGACAAATCAAAACGTAAAATTTGGTCCAAGGTTATTCAAAAACGTTTTGAGACGGGCTATCCATATGTATTGTTTTCTGATACAGTCAATAACAATGCTCCTCAAATTTACAAAGACAAAGGAATGAAAATTCACAATTCGAATCTTTGTAGCGAGATTGCATTGTCTAATGATGAAGAAGAGTCATTTGTGTGTGACCTTTCGTCGCTGAATCTCGAACGATGGGATGCTATTAAAGATACTGATGCTGTAGAGACATTAGTCTACTTTCTTGATGCTGTAATGAGCGAGTTTATTATCAAGACCGAGGGAATGCAATTCATGGAGGCTCCGAGAAAGTTTGCGATAAACCAACGAGCTCTCGGAGTAGGAGTTCTCGGATGGCATTCACTTCTCCAATCCAAGATGATTGCTTTTGAGTCATTTGATGCGAAGCTATTAAATGCTGATATATGGAAGACAATTAGACATAGAGCAGATGCTGCAACAACAGAATTAGCTAAACTATTTGGCAAAGCTCCAATCTATAAGGATTCGAAAGAAGAAAGAAGAAACGTAACCACGCTCGCTGTAGCTCCTACAACTTCGTCTAGTTTTATCCTTGGCCAAGTATCCCAATCGATTGAGCCTCTTAATTCAAATTACTACGTTAAAGATCTTGCAAAAGGCAAATTTACATACAAGAACCCTTATCTTAAACAGCTCCTCAAAGATAAAGATAAAGATGAAGAAGAAACATGGAAGTCGGTTCTTGAGCACGGAGGATCTGTACAGCATCTTAATTTTCTTTCCGAAGAAGAAAAAGACGTATTTAAAACGTTTGCTGAAATTTCTCAGAAAGAAATCGTCATTCAAGCAGCACAGCGTCAAAAGTACATTGATCAATCACAGAGTCTTAATGTCATGGTTCCGCATGACGCTAAACCAAAAGAAGTCAATGAGCTTTTAATTTTTGGTTGGGAACAAGGAATTAAAACTTTTTATTACCAACGTAGTTCGAACCCTGCTCAAAAGCTAGCTCGAACGTTGATGAATTGCAAGTCTTGTGAAGCGTAATTATATTCCTGGAATAGAACCAAAGAACTGAGTACGATAAAACATATCCCCGTTAATTGTAGCACTCAATTGATCAGAATTTGTTAATCCACGAAAAGTAAACTCCGTTCCTGCAGGCACCTCAAACCCAACAGAAGGATTTTGAAAATCAAAAATAGTGGCTGTGTGTTTTGCTCTAATGATAACTTCAGAACACTCCTGACTTTCAAGTTTAGCTTTCACTAAATTTCCTGTTAAGAAAAAAGACTTACAAATATTGCGATTGAATTGAGCCATGGTATTATTTATCTTTTGTTGTTGAAAACGATTTATTATCTTCTAATTAATAACACAACAATGCACACATTGTTTTAGAAAGGACACACACAACTATGCCCAACAAAAATGCTTATGAAATCCGTTTGGACGTTCTCCAAATGGCTCACTCTGATGCTCAGATGAAATATTTGGAAAAGCTCAATACAATTAGAGATAATAACGGAAAAGTTACTGACTCGAATTTAATTGAAGAACTCTTTCCAAAGCCTGCTGATATTAATAAAAGAGCTGAGGAATTATATAAATTTGTCGAAAACAACGGTTTGTAAGTGAGTCGAACCCTAAATCCCTCTGGGCTACCAACCTGGAGGGATTTTTTATGTTGAAAAATATCCATTATGTTAGATAAATAAATTTGTCCTAGTGCACAATTACGTGGCTAGCACAAAACAATATTGATTAGAAATAATAATATGACAACATTAGCAACATACGTCCCTGGACATTTTTCGTCCACTGAGCGGGTTTATCGTCAGTTACCTGCTCTGTTTAATGATAACTGGCTCAACAACATCTTTGGAGAAGTTGATAAAGCATTTGATGTTCCAAATGCAGTTTATCCTTATAATGTTCTTCAAGTAAGAAACACTAAAGATGAAATCCTTCAATATGAAGTTGAAGTAGCTCTTGCTGGCGTCGGCAAAGATAGTATCGACGTCAAAGTAAGAGACGGCAAACTTCACATTGATATTAACAAAGATAAAGAAGAGGTATCAGAGACTGTAACTTACCTTAAAAAGGGCATCAGTCAAAGAAAGGGAAGCATGACCTTTAATCTCGATGAAAAGGTTAATTCCAAAAAGATTAGCTCTTCTTATAAAGACGGTCTACTTAAAATCATTATTCCGGCTGTAAAGCCAGAAACAATTGATATTGATGTTAAAGTAGAATAACTTAAATTCAAACCATTAAGAGAGGCTCTAAGAAGGGCCTCTCTTTTTTTGTCTCCAATGTTTAGTGTTTGGTTTTCAGGTTTTGTTAATAAATAATAAGAACGCTACCCATGTCCATGGATATAACTTTCGAAAATCTCACTGTCAACACCGTACCTTCTGATTATAGTTGGGACAAACAAGTCCCCAATGAGCGTACGCTAGTTCAAAGTGTATTATCAGGAAACAAATACACAGGATATGCTCCATTTGTCAGTGTTTTATTAAGTTCTTATGTAGACAATTTAAGTGGAGCAGCAATTGCGTTTATAACAACAACAGACTACGGAGATTATTACAATTCTGAGACAAACAGTCAAACGTCTTTGCTTAGCGGAAATCAAATATTTTGTCACAACTATTTGATGCCTGGAACATATACGTTAATGTACAAACGATCTCAGTATGTTTCAACGGATATTTCAAGATGTTCAGAGGGAAGTTATAATCCTTATGATACATACATCGAAAAAGAAGAAACAAAAACAGAAAGACTTCCGTTTTCATGGATGTGGTACAATTTTTTAAGAGACGATTACGATCCAAGAACAGAGTTTGTAGGCTCTTATGAACCCAGAAATGAATTTCTAACATGGGACGATTGTGTGTTTCAAGGTTCAAAACAGGTTACTTGGGAACAAGCTTCTGGACCTGCTATTGAAATTCGACAAGGACCTGTTTCATGGCAATGGAAAAAAATAAAAACCAAACCAGATCCGTTTGAGCTGTATACTCAAAACACTAACTGGGTGCAAACGAAACCAAATTCTTTATTTCCACGCACATGGAAACAAATTAAAGAATACAAATGCGCAAATGATAAGACTGAATGCTTGGAATTAGTTCCTACTCTTTCTTCAACTACCTACGTACACGTACTAACATCATTTTTAGAAGTAAAAGAAATACCTCCTACTGCTTTTTTAAATGTTGTTCATAGTAAAGCTTTAAACGAGAGAACATCTCCATACAAAGTAACGTTGACCCCAAGATATATACGTTGTGGAAGTTTTCCGATTGAGAAAATTTTATGGGATTTAGGAGACGGAACTCCTGTAATTGAAAAAACACGAGCCAATCCAAATCAAACGTATGACACGGTCATTAATTTCGTTCATCAAAACTATTTTGACTCAGACTTTTTAGATCCTAGAAATTTTGACTTAGAGTATACCTATACGAGAACTCCTGAAACAGGCAATTGCTTTTATCCTTCTTTGACAGCGTTTGCGAGTTCTACTGGCACAATTGATTGTGCTTCCGCAATAGTTGGTCCATTAACATACCAGTCCCACGACAATTCCAAGTTTCGACTAATTCAAAACTACTTGTCGGAAAAAGGTGTAGCCTATACAGGAGCCGTTGAAAGCTCCTTTGTATTCTGGAATAGAAATAAATAACGTTATGTCTTTTGCTGTTGATACTTTGTCTCTTAGTGCACTAGCTCCTATTAAACTAACGTATTCGTTTAATTCAGCAGAATCGCTTCAATCCAAATTACACAGCAACAGCAGCAATTTAAGATTTAGAACACACGAATTGCTTGATGATAACGAAGACATAGCTATCAGCAAGCATAACATGCTGTCGTTAACTAATATAAAAGACGTTAAGTCAATATTTGAAAACAAACCAACCACTATTGGAATTGATGTAATTTCAGGATCTTTTCAACTAACGCTACAAAATAGTTCTTTTTTAGAAGAAAGAGAGCGTATTATAAAAACAGCAAATGATAAGTTTTACATGGGAGGAAAAGGAGAGGTTGCTGTATTTCACTTATTACATTTAGACACTGGAGGTTGTAATTTGAAAATAAACAACAAGTACGTACAGGTTGAAGAAGAGTATCCATATGCCTTAGTATCTTCTGAAGAGCCTTTGTTGGACGAAAACGCCTCGCGACAACGTTTTTTTATCGAGTATCGAAATAAATTAATGACAATTAAAACTCAAACAAAAGAAGGAATGAGGTATTTGTCGTGCGGAAGCGACAGAGTTCTTAGGTTTGTTGGAGTAGAACTTAATCAAACGAAAATTAACAATTATTATATGTTGCCTACATTTATTTCTTCTTCTTCGTTATATTATGGGTTTGATTCTACTGCAAAGGAAATTCGATATTTCAACGAAGTATCAGAAACAGACAATCAAAAAACCGTCAATATAAAAAGACAAATACCTACTAATACAAACTTGCTTGTTAGTTGTCCTTCTGTACAATTAGCTGAAAGTTCAGAAGTTGGAGTAAACATTTCACTTCTCAAAACAAATTTTTCAACAACAGGAGTTTTCAACACACTACTATAATGAATCAACGTTCATATAATAAACTATACGTTAATAAGAACAGAGAAGATGGATCAGAGGGAATTTTTCTGGGATACAAAGGAGATGAAAATGAAATCATTTTGTACAAAGACAAAGAAACATATTTTCATATACCAGCATATACTGAGCATTTAAGATTAATCGACACCGATTTAATTTCAAATGGAGCAGTTGGAGGAGGATTTCCTGCAGCTTCTGATAGAATTTTTAAAAGCCAAAAGGGATACGGAGACGTAACACCTCATGGAAACCCTTCTGTGGCTGATGGCATGTGGTTTTGTAGTTGGTTGTATGGAAACATAGAAACTGGCGAAATGCAATGGATGGATCGCTATTATCAACCAGGCAAATTTGACTATAATACAGCTATAAATCAACTATTTGATAGACCAGATTATGTAAAAAAGAATCCTGTGTTTAAGGATGTTGTTTCAACCATGGTTTTCGAACCAGGCGTGTTGTACAAATATTTTCATCAAGGAGAAAGGACGGCAGCTGAACTTCTGAAAACATTTGAAGGAACGAACAGCAAACGATTAAAGATGCATTTGTTAAATTGGGGCAGCGAATCAATAGATCGGTCACCTAACAATTTAACAGTGAACGTGCAAACCGATACTTCAAATTTGTCTGCTGTATATGGAACAAAGATTGAAGACGGCATTAGAATTTTCAATCCTACGTTGAGATTTGATAACGACCTTAACATAAACGCTAAAGTTGAATACAATTCCAACTATTTGTTTGAAAACGAATTTACTTGGTCGTTTTGGGCATACTCTAAAAATTGGCAATCTTCTCCATCTACACAGTTGATTGGAAACTTATCTACGAGAGGTGGAGGAGTCGGTCTTTTTATTGATACTCTTGAAACGTTTCCATTTATTGCTATTCCTGAAACAAACTACGGCCATGTGATATTCATTAACGAAAAAGGATCATCCTATTTAGATAAGTCAGTACAAACACAAGCTATGCCTGTTAATCCAGTTTGTTATGGAATTGACTCAAACAATCACGTTGTTGTATGCAATAAAGACAGTACTGGAGTTATTTACAAATTAGATCACGCAGGTAATGTAATAAAAACCACAAAGAACGTAGACGATCCAACCACACTGTTTGTGTTTCCGTTAAGTGGAGAGACTCCAAAACAATTGCTTTGTGGCTTTGATGATGATTTTCACGTCGTTACAAACGGAGCTATACACACGTTTGATACAAACTTTAATCACAAACGTTCACTTAGCATTTCTGGTGACGATTACACAAAAGTATCTTTTCGGTACAGTACGACTTTAGGAACAGCAGTATTAGATGTAGCTGAACAAGTATATGATGTAAAATTCTTAGAACAAGACAAATGGTCCATTTCTTCGAATGACGGAAATTTGTATTTAAACAATGAATTGTTTTATGCGTTTGACGATATAGCTACTAATTTTTCAATTGGCCCTGATAATAATATTTGGATAACTCACGGATTAAACAAAATTTCTGTATTAAATCCTTCATTGTCTTCTATAGTAGACAAACTTGACGTTGGAAGTCCTGTCATCCAAGAAGGAACTACAAGAAGAAAAAACATTAGTTTTGTTAAACGGTATACCAGAAAAACGAATATTAGTGAATGGAATATGGTTGTATTTTATACAGACGAAAAAGTGCTCTATTATTACAATCTGTCTGGTAAATTAGTTAAAACATTAGATCTAGCTACAACGTTTGATGCATTTTTGTTGCAAAGGCTTTCTCAATCCCCAGAACAAGTTGAGTTTTTATCTCAAGGAGATTTTACAGGGTACGAGAGGCAGCGAATTTTTAGTAAGCTACCTCCTTATTCAAATGCTCCTCAACTGTGCTTAAAAATATCTACTCAAGATACATCAAAATCAAATTTGATCTTCAATTGTCCAATTAAACAGTTCGCTTCTATGCAAAATTGGGAAAAGGATAGTTGGAAACATTTCGTTCTTACTTTTAACAACAAAGTAGCTTCTGTATATTGCAATAGTATTAAATTAATTGAGCTTAAATTAAACGGTCAGGAAAGATTGAACTTTGAAACGCAGCCTTCGTTTTTTATAGGTTCTCCTACTGGTGGCATTTTTGGACTTAATTCTGAAGTAAAATGTGTGTCCAACATATTCAATGGCAAAATTGGCGACATACGTATTTTTGACTACGCAATGAATTCGGACCACATTGTTACTTTTGATGAAGCTAGTACAGTATCTCAAGATTTAATCTGGCCGTTGCCTATTCCTTCAACTCAATATGTAGAACAAATCGAAAGAATATTTAAACACAAGCTTCCTGGATCCAAATCTCAATTTTTTAAATTGAAACTTACAGGAACAGGAATAACTGATCCGACAACTCGCGCCATTGTTGAGGAAGAACTGTTGGATTTAATCAAAGATTCTAAGCCCGCTTATACTGATTTAATTAAAATCGAGTGGATTGACTGAGTTTTTTTGCCATAAATAATTAAAATGTCACTTGAGCTGTTTGTAAATTTTGAAAGACAAAGTAATAACCAATTATTTTACAGACCAACTTCTATTAACGCTTACGCAGCAGTAGTCAAGTTGTCCAGCTCAGATCTTGACATTTTTGATCCAAGCCTTTATGTTGCAACATACACAGTAGACAACAGGCCTGAAACGCTTTCTAATTTTGATTTATATAACGGAGTGTCTTTATCTTTTGATAGGCGTTGGCCTGTAATCCGAACCGTGCAAGTTTTATTGTCTGCAAAAGAAGGAGCAACTGAAACGGAAACATATACAATGTCTGCGATGTTTCTTGATAAAATTCCCTCAACTACGTTTGTTGCGTATCCTAGTAGTTACTTTGAGGATGAAACTGGAATACAACGTTTTCCGAATACCAAAAACTTTACTAAGGGACCTGGATTATATTTTTACGGAGAAGGACATACGGAAAGCATTTGTTTGTCAGCAAAAGGGGCTTCTGGGTTTACTCTTAATTGGTTTATTGGAGATAGTTCAGCCGTGTCCCAATGGCCTATAACAATTACTTCAACAAATACTGCTACTGTTAGAATATCATCAGAGCCTACTCAGGAGAAAAAAATTCCAATAAACGTAAGGCTTACGAATCAAGATATTAAATTGGACGGGCCCGTATATTATTATGATGACATAACAGGCAAGAAGACTCACTATTCTTTTTTCGATTCTTCTGCAACACCGGACGGAACAGAGCGAACAGACAACAAATTTAAATCCCACATACACGTTAGACGTTACCCTCAAGTAGAAAACTACACTTACGTTCCAGCGTTTAGTGCTGATATAGCGGATCTCCCTTTTGATTACACTACCAAATGGTTCGAGTCTAAATTAGTAGATAAACATAATTCTCCGTTTCTTTATTACGGACTCAGCTCAACTGCTTGGCAAATTGACACAAACATCGATGGAATGTCTAGAGCAAGTAATTGGTCTTATACAACCAAGCCTTTGCCAAACATAAATGGATATCGGTTTCCTTTAAGTTATACGCCAGCTACAACGGAAAATATTCCTTACTTAAAAATTTCTTCTATAAACGATACTACCGTTACTAACACTGTATCAGCTATAAAAAAAGTACAGATTCAGAAGTTCCCATATGATTGGCAGCTAAGCACTCAAATTGAGACTTATAATAGCTCAGCTGTAATATACTCTCAACCATATATTAAATTACATTCTCCTAATTTTTTTGCTGTAAAAGAAGAAAAGAGTTATTTTGAACGCTTGCAAGTGTATGCAAAAGATTTTTTAAAATTAGAAAAGGTCGTAATTGATTGCGACGGAAGCTTAACCACGACTCTAACTGGAGATAATTTGTACAATGAGTTTGATATAGTTTTTAATAAATTAGGAAAACAAACGTTGTCCGCTACTTCTTTTTTCTACAATTCTAAAACAAATACCACAGACAAAGTTGTCAATGTATTTGAAAATGCAATTGAAGTTGTCAGTAGCTATGATGACAAAGCAGTGATTGATTTTTATCATACCACTAATTCAAAATTACAAACAACTCAATTGAGCGCTCCAGCTCTTTCACCAAATGAGTGGGTAACAGAAACAAATATAAACAGCATATTTCAAGCGTTTTATGAGACGCTAGATACTATACTTGATCATACAACTTTGTATGTAAACAATAGCCTTTTCTATGGTTGGTTGGGATCTTCAAATTATAGATGGGTAGACTTAGTGAATGCTGAAAATACCACAGATAAATTGACATGGAATGACCAATTACCAAGCCAACTTGACACCAACAATAATGGGTTTCCTCTTTATTGGAATCAACAGTCCTGCGATGATGATGTCGAAAGTGATACAGTTTGTCTTCAAAAGTATTGCTTAGAATGGAAATGGTCTTCTCGTAAAAGATCTAACTCAACTTTAATCACAACATGGAGAGATACTAGAAGTACCTCTTCTTTAGCTAAAAAATGGCAGTATGAACCATGTAGCATAGATTCAACAGCGTTGATGTGTGATTTGGGGAAATGGCATATTTCCACGATCGATCTTGATTATTTTCCGTTACAGAATTGTGGATACAATAAAGACTGTTTAAACGTAGCATGCGTAGAAATGGACAATTATTTGATCGTTGCTAAGAAAACCGAATTAAACTTAATTGATAATAAATACGATCCCAAAAAGCTTCACAGAGCAGGACTGGCTGACTCGTTGTTTGCTTTTGCTAGTATAGAAGGAATGTGCTCAGAAGGAAATAACCTTTATGTGCTAGACTCTTTAATACCAAAAGTAACCGTATATAAAGTTAGCAACAACAAATTTACTTTAGTTAATTCGTGGGGACGTTTTGGTTTAGCTACAAATGGTTACGGATTCAATCGACCAAAAGACATTACAATAGATCAAAACAAGTATTTGTATATAACTGATACGGGCAATAAGTGTATCAAAAAGTATACATTAGCAGGTAAACACGTATTGACAATTAAACACTCTTCTTTTGATACAGAATCTCCTGTGAGTTGTTGCGTCGATTCTCAAGAACAAATTCATGTTTTGCTATCAACTAAGGTGGTAGTTTTAGATAAAACCGGAACGTTTGTGTTAGAATACAATCTCTCGTCCAATGTAGTTTCTCCTAAAAAAATTACCTGCAATTACAATAGAGAGCTGGTATACGTTTCTCATTTTTACGGAATAGACAAATATTTTCGAACCGGCGTGTTTTTCGATGCTTTAATAAACAAGCTCCAATGCTCAAACGGGATAGTGATGGAACAATTTGCTGGGGTTTATCATAACCCTCAGCGAACCCTGTATATTTGTGCCAATGATAAAATTTTAAAATACGCTGATAGGATGAGATTGATTACTAGTAGGTCTCCAATATCGAAAGATCTATATTGGACCATTGATGAAATTAAAATTCATAAAGAAGAGTATATACAAACATGGGTATATCAAAAAGCATTTCATCGGTTATGGGATAATATTGAATTAATTCGCAATTCTTTGCATTACAATTCCGCGTTGCATCCTGAAAGAAAAACATACTATCCGCCTACATACTCTAAAGAGGAAATAGTAATTGGGCAAAACGAAATTGTTACGAATTCTGTTATAAATAGACTCTCTGAACAGCTCTGGACTAACACCCAAACGCTGTTAAATTATTTCAAATAAACAGAGTAATGATTAAATAATACATATTATGCTTTCAAATAGCCTGACACAAATTAGCCCCAGCGAATGCATAGGAAATTCGCTTTCCGCTATTAATAGCAACTTTAGTCAAATTGGAACAAAAGTAGATGCAATTGAAACTACTCTCGGTACCAATGTATCTAAAATAGTTGCAGGCACAAATATAACCGTCTCTCCATCCAGCGGTACTGGAATTGTTACAATAAACAGCACTATAAACAACAACAGCATTGTCTTAAGCGGAACGAACTTAGGAACAGTTGGAGCTAGTGTATTTAAAGAAAAATCCGGCCAAAATTTAGCATTCAAAAGAATTATTGGCACTGGAACTAACATTATAGTTACAGAAGATAGCAATACAATTAAAATTGCAGCTTTAGGGGTTAATGGTACAATCGGAGTTGTGCCTCAAAACATTGGGGATGGTTTAGGTATTGCGGGCATAGGAACAGGACAAGTGTTGCCGTTTAAGTCTCTAAAGGGAGGAACAGGCATACGGCTAGCTGACGGATCTTCTGCTATAACTATTTTAGCGGACCTCTCTGGAAAAAACGTAGGAACAGGAGCCACTTTATATAAAACAGTAACAGGAAACAGCCTTTTATTTAAATCGTTAGTTAACGGAACTCCAAACGTCTCCATCCAAAACAGAACAGATGATGTTGTCATTAGTGTTAATGAAACGACAACAGGACTTGCTATAGGACAAGGAGCAAGCGTCTTCAAAGACAAGCAGGCAAATGGATTATTATTTAGGTCATTGCTTAGTTCGACTCCCAACGTTGTTATTACAGAAAGAGCGCAAGACATTACTATTGGCGTTAATGAGGCAACAACTGGAAAAAATATTGGAGAAGGAGAAGGATTAATATTTGCTCAAAAGAGTGGAAATTCCATTCAGTTTAAAACTCTTAAAAAAGGCAACAATATTCAAATCACAGACAACGGACAAGAAATCCGATTGGATGCAACACTTCAAGGATCTGGTGGAGGAGAAGTTAATGAAGGCAGAAACGTCGGCACAGGAGCTCCTGTATATAAGGCAAAAGACGGAATTGATCTCGTGTTTCGCACTCTTAGTGCTGGTCCTGGAATTACAATTAACGAAAGTTCAAATGTTTTAACGATAAGTGCCATTCCGCCTATTATGGGAAGAGGAGATGTACTTGGAGCAGATAATTTAGGTCAAACTACTAACTCCGTAGGATTTTATACAGGAGTAAAAACGTCAAATGGAATTTTAAATTTTAAGAGTCTTAGCGGAGGACCCGGAATTGCAATCAAAAATTCCTCAACAAACGTTTCCGTCCAACTTTCCGGAGTGGTTGTGGACGGAATAAACAGCATATTTGGCATAGGAGAAGGAGAACTATACAAAGGAAAGTCAGACAGTGACACTTTAGAATACAGAAAGCTTAAAGCAGGAGCTGGAATGCAAATAGTTACTGGTACACATGATGTAATTATTTCTTCTACTGTTCAAGCGAGTTTAGATGCATTGGCTACGTCGTTTAAAAACAAAGTTATTAATGGTAATTTTGACGTTTGGCAATGGGCTAATAGATCAACAATCAATCCGACGACTGGAATAGTCTCTCATTTTGCTGACTTAAGCGCAACCGATAGAAGCAGTATTAAATCAAATTATTTAGCTGATAGATGGGCATTTTATGCAGGCAAGCCAACAACTGGTGGATCCGGAGATCAATATGCCACATTTGTAAAACAAATTGCTTCTACAAATGAGACATTAGCTATACCGTCAAGGCCTGCTTTTTACGGCAGAATTGCGTTGAATCAGAGAGCAAATGGAATTCCAGGTGTTCAGGTTGTGCCTACAGCTCTCATGCATCGTATTGAGAATGTTTTGATGCTTGGAGGCAAAACGGTAACTTTATCTTTTTATGCTAAATCTAATAATACTGGATCGAGTAAACTTCCATTGTATTTAAATCAATATTACAAAGCTTCATTTCCTCAGTACAACACGTATTATAAAGACACTCCAATAGCTGAGTTTGAAATTAATGAAGCGTGGCAGCGATACAATGTTACATTTACTGTACCTCCTATTAGAAGATCAATTATGTCCGCAGCGTGGGGCACATTTATTCAAAATTTAGAACAAGTAGCGAGAGAGTCGTTTACACAGCTTGTCTTCGAAATTCCTGGCACCGAAGGCAGATATTTGGATATAACTGCTGTGCAACTTGAGGAAGGAACAATTCCAACTACATTTGAACCGAGACCATACACGGTTGAACTACAGCTGTGTCAGCGTTACTTTGAAAACGGAACAAGTTTAATCTCTCAAGTAGGAATTGCTGAACCTAGCAACAAAACTGAAATTCCATTTAAAGTTACTAAGCGCATTGCTCCTTTAATGAGAACCGATAACCGTACAGTAATACTGAAAAACACAGGAACAAACGGAGAGCCAAACATTTCTAATCACGTTGTGTCCGAAGACACTTCAATCACGCATTTGAGAACAATTTACACAGCAACAGGAAACGGTATTATTACTCGACCTTATGTGTACAATTGGGCAGCTGATGCAGAATTTTTCATATGAAAACTTACTACGAACTTGAAAACGGCATTGATACAGGGGAGCACTTTGTACATAAAACGCATCCTTACTATGAGTTTTTGCTCGAAGAAATTAGAAATAATACAGCTCAACTTTTACAAAAAGAACCGGAACCAGTTGCTCCGCAAACGTGGGAATCAGTAAGGAGCAAGAGAGATCAGTTGTTGAAGGATTCTGACTGGGCTGCGTTGCCTGATGCTGCTCTTGCAAATAAAAACGCTTGGCTGACATACAGGTCTGTACTAAGACAAATACCTCAAGTATATACTAATCCTAACAAGATTCTTTGGCCTATTAAGCCTTCAAGTTAATTAGATTGGCTCACAGGCACTGTTAAATGTTCCTCTAATCGATCCTGGGTCTCCAGTTGGAGTATTGCCTGTCACAGCTATTGCTTTTCTCTTTTGAGAGCCGCTTGTTATATAGAATTCCACATCGACGTCCATGTCAGGATGGTTTACTATTTCGTCTGCCCAAATCTGAGTTGCGTCGCAAAGAGAAGTTCCTCCTGGAAAGAATGTCTCTTCGATACTATCTAACGCAAACGTAATTATGCCAGCTGGAGTTGGTGTAGGAACTACTGGAGTTGTAGTTGGTTCAATCGGGGTTGAGGTCGGAATTACAGGAGTTGGTGTAGGAACTACAGGAGTTGATGTTGGAACTACTGGAGTTGAAGTTGGAGGAATTTCCGTTTTAAGGGCAAAATATTCGCTTAGATAATTCTTGAGATCATTTACTGTAAAACGTATTTCTGAAGTACCGTCTGAATTATATCCTACGATGAAATCTCCATCATCTAAAGAGGGCTTTAATTCGAAATCTGGAAATTTAATATTTGCCATGAGTATATTTATTATTGTTGAATAGGAATTATAGAGTTTCCTGTAATTGTGATTAAATTGTTTCCTGTTATTGTTTGAATTTTGTCAAACAAGTCAACGTTAGCTGAATTAAACGTTAACGGAAATTGATTTGAGCCTGCTGAATTTGAAACTTTGCAAATAACAGTCTGATAACCCGATAATTCCAATGTTCCTGTAATTCTTATATTGTAATCATCAAGTACAAAAGCGCTCAGAGAGTCGTTGTCAATAAATATTTCATTTACTACTTCGGTTGAGCTCAACGTTACAGCAAACGAACTAAGAGCGTTCACGTTGTTTACTGTTTCAAAGTTTATCAAATACGGAGCAGAAGCTAACGCAAAAGTTTTATAAATTTTAATATCTGCTATTGTGAAATACTGCCTTTGATCAATTAAAACGTCCACAATAAACGGAGTATTGTTTGTTTGAGTGCCAGCAATTGTTAGTAAATATTGATGTAGGTTTTTATTGTATGTCAGTAGTCCTTGTTGCAAGGTTTTGACTGACAAAGAACTCAACGAACGAGTCAACATCCCTTCTTCGTTTTCATCTGTCGGAAATTGTCTTATTAACGAATTGGTTGTTGTGTTTAGTTCATATAGTTCAGGAAGTATTTGACTCGATGATAAATTAGTAAATGAACAAATTATTTTGTTTTTTTCTGGAAAGTACCATGTTTGATTTGCAATTGTTGTTAGTCCGGAAAGTTCGTTTGCAATTGTTATAAACTTGATGTCGTCTAAACTGCTTTGTATTTCATCTGCATCGTAATCATATGTTACTTTAGCAAAAACAATTGCACCAGAGGTTTCAAACATAAGAGTGTCTCCAAAACATTCTATGTTCTTTATACCGTTACCTGTTAGCTCATTGTAAACACTCAATGAAAGATCTTTAACTGGAGAATAAATTGCGGATAAACAGACGTACGACGGAGATAGTAATTGGTTGGGCTTTCTTACCCACATCTCTCCATAAGTGCTGCTAAGAGATTCTTTAAATAAACCGTACTCTGTACCATATACATCATGCGCCCAATTATTCAATACCTTGCCGCGCTCATTGCTAATTTGACTACTTGTCCAAGCAGGCACACTACGCAAACCAGTAAAACTAACAGGGCTGTTAACGGTATCGGTCCACTCTTGTTGATCAGTTCCTCCCCAAGGAGATTTTCTATCATTCGTTTGGTTCAGACCAAATTGTTTGTTTTCATTAGAAGCTTGATAAGGAACAAATGTTTGTAAGGTTTTAGACAAGTTCTTTTTAACTGCTCCAACTAAATTGTTCGTTGTAGGAGGTTCTTTTAGCCATCTGTTATCTTCTGACCATGTATAAATTGTGCTTTGTTCTATGTTTGTTAATCCTCTTCCTCCAATGTGAACAGTTGTGTCGTCTGTAAATATAGAGAAACTATTGTTGCTAGATAAAGGAACTGCTGTAAATTGTTTATTGATATACTGAGACGCTCCCAACCGTTCTGGAGTAAAGTAACCTCCTACGTCTTTTTTAGTATATAAATTTAAAAGCTGCGGAGCGGTAGCAACCGTTGGATTAAATCGATTTGATAAAACGCTCCATGGATTGCTCGCTTCCAACGCAACCAACGACGTTGGGTCTTTTGGAGTAATTGGAATGTCTACTGACAAGGTCCAATCAAAAGTCAGCATTGCATTATAAGCAATTTCAACTGGATGACCGTTGTCGTAATTAGTTAATGTAATAGGAGTAGGATTAAATGTAGCAAATACAGCTGGGTTACTATCAAAACCCACAGAATACAACGATGAAAGCGAACCATAAGTTGTAGGCGTTGCTGTAATTTGACACCATTCTGTTTTGCCTATGTATGTTTTAAACGTAATTGGTTGGTGCCATGTAAAAGAGCCTCCTTGACGATAATACGAAAAAACGTTTCCATATTCTAAAATAGCGTTGCTTACCTTCGGTGAGAAATTTGGAAGATAGTCATTAACAAACTCGTTCCCATAACCCCATACATACAATCCTTTGCTCTTAGTATTGCCGTCTTTGCTAAAGTATAAAGTAGCCCAGTAAGGTCGTCCGCCATATGAGTTATAATCATATGTTTTTGTATTGTAATTCCACCCTCTTAAAGGTTGTTCCAATAAGAATCCACTAGTAGGGGTTTGAAGCTCAACTGGAAGTAAGATAGGAGAAGTCTTAGGTAATACGAAAATTTTAGGTATCGTTGAGGAATTAAAATAAACATTTTGAGTTAATTGCTCAGTTCCGGTAGTGCTTATAACAAACGTAGTATTTACTTGAGCTGAGACTTCAACTACATACGTGCCCGTTACTGTTGGAGTAAATGTCGGAGCAATGTCATCGTAAATGTAAAGAGGAGGACTGTTTGGTATACTTGTGTTTGTAAGCTTCCACCAGTATACTTGAGCAACGTCCGTAAAGCTAATATATTTGCCGGCACTAAGAAGAGGCAATTGTGTATTTAGCTCACTGGTAACCTGGATTGCAAAAGGAAAATTTAATACAGTTGAGGCATTGTTGCTGCTTAAAGCAATTTGATCATAAGTTGTCCACAAGCTGCTTAATTTTGTTGTTTCGTTTTCAACGGTACTGGCTGATAATAAATAATTTGTTACTAATACTGACCGATTCCATTTAATAAAATCGCCTGCTGTGAATTTAGTAGTAGACTCCTTGTCTGCAGAAACCCATGTCGAATCTGCAGTTTTTTTTGCTTGTATCCATTTTGTTTGTAGAGCCTGAGGATATCTGAAGTTTACTGAATACGGAGGATAAGTTGTGTTGTCTCGAGAATCTGATCTATTGAAAATATAAACCTGTCCTGTTTTTAATGAAAACGGTTGAGATTTTAAATCTCCTGAAACCCACTGTCCGTCTCCCCATGTTTGTTTTGTGTTTGTTTTAAACCACGCAAATTCGTTAGAGTTATCTGGTTTTTTGTTGTTGCTATCTGACCATGATCCTAAATCAAATGCATCTAAAGTGCCTGTTTTATCGATCAGTATATAATCTGCTCTTGAGTTATATTTTGTGAACGCTTCTCCTGGATGGCCGTAAGGTGAATAATAAACTTGTTTGCACGTGCAAGTCGTAGGATCTGTATTTGATTCGGTTTTTAAAAATTCACAATCGCTTGAATGCTGCACAAACCCAAATACGCTACTCAGAGGAGTGTTGTCTTGTCCGGTCCACACAAACCGTGATGGAGTATTAGGAAAAAATAATCCTGAAAATCCATTTTGAGCAACATATTGTGTAGCGCTGTTTGACGTTGTAAACGTTTGGCCAGACAACCAACAACATTCTATTGCATTTTCAATCGAATCGTCGTATTTTGCTAATTTATAAACCTTCTCTGCTGTTTCAAACGTGCTTCCAGCAACAGCAAAAGGGATATTTAAATCTTGTATTGCAACTGGCTCACAAACGTTTTCAAAATTATAATCTTTAAACTGTTCCGGAAAGTCTTCCTGCTGAGACACATACTCGTACGGCCAAACAAGCGTGTAATCTTCATAAAGATCCAAAGAAACAGGAATAGATGTTTTTTCAAATTTATACAACCAGGCTCCGTTTTCATCTTTTCCTGGCATCGTGAGAGAATCTAATGGTCTTTCTACGCTAACAAACAATTGATCAGCGAAATTTGGATTCTTATTAGGGGTTGCACCGTCTTCTGTTAATGTTGTGTTGTTTATTAAGACCGGAACGACTGTGTCATCAGGCAACGTTTGATTCCAATATGCTTTGTGAGTAGCGCTCTTGTACTCTTCTGATAAGAAATCGTATTCATAAGTAGCAGAAAGACTATTGCCAGTCCACTCCACGTCTTCTCCAGAAAGTCCATAACCAGGATAAGGAAAAATAAAAGAGGTCTTTTCATTGCTTTTAATATGACATTCCAAACTTTCTTTGGCTTCCTCAAACTCTTTAAATCTTAGCCAAGCTCCTTCAATTGAGCTTCCCTTTTTAACATATATTGTGTCCGCTCCTTCTATCGAAGTAGAGGCTACTCCGTTTGCTGGAACAACTGTGCTTAAAGGAACAGAATCTAACACATAATCAAGCTTTATTGTATTTTCTGAAAAACCATAAGGATAATAAAATCTATTGTTTCCAGAAACTAAAGATATGGTTGTCTCAAATTTAGTAGTACTAGCTGAATCAAAAGTAGTAAATAATCTGTTTTCGTTTAAAAACTTTTGAATGTATAGTTTGTATAAATCAGCATCAGTTGTTTCAAAAATATTGCCTGTGAGAGTGGCTACAAAAGAATCAACGTCTTCGAACGTTGGCACAGACAATGCATCAAACAGCCAACTACTAGAAGATAACGCCAACCCTTTGGATGAAAATAATTGTGCTGTAGGCTCATGAAGCAAATCTATATACGATGATAAAGAAACGACAGGCGTTTTATCAAAATAAGAAGTGTCATCGTAATATTCTTCTAGTTCTACGTTTATTTTTTTAGTTAATGTTTCAGGACTAACTAAACTTTGTTGAATTGGAGGAGGAAGCTCTTCATTTAATGTCGTGAAGACATCAAACAATCTATGTTGTATTTCCGTTTCAAGTCCTTGCTTTGAACCAATAAGATTGTATCTAACTTTAGTGTTTTTTAACTTTTTACGAAGTTTAAGATAATATAAAGCTATTCTTTTAAGCTTTTTTGCAAAGACAGGTATGCTTAATAAAAGCTCGTTGTCATCAGCAAGATTTAATTTATTGTACCAATCATGTATTTCATCATCATTAAAAAATATTTGTAACTGATTAAGCATGTACAAATATTTTTGGCGTATTAAAAATCTTTTTGATATAGGTTTTTGTTTGTGACGAACAAACCAATCTGCAACATATTTGTTATACAACGAAGTGTCGTACCCAGCGTTTCTGTCTTTCCACTCAAGATAAGAATACGGAGCATCAGTATCTACATTGAAGTCTGTTTGTTGGTTTGTTAGCGGATCCACGAGTATTATATTATACTTATTTGTCAAACAGACGTTTGGTAAGCAAATTGTTGAAATACAAATCTATGATTTCGTCGTCTCCATACCAAATTTCATCTGAAGACAACGTACGAGAAAGAGTGGTATAAGGAGAGCTCCAATCAATAACATTGGAATTATACCCTAATACTTGAGGAGAATACTCAAAAAAGTAATAATTGTCATGCAACGGCTGTCTTAATCCTTCTATTTGAAGTCCTGAAAGAGGATATACCAGATCTTGAGCTGACGTACGAGTCGTGAAAATTAATTGATAAAAGTCGCTTCTTCTATCTTTAGCGTAAATATATTGGCCAGCTGATATGCTGTCAGTCAAGTTAATTAGAGGTCCTATCGTGTTTGCAAATTCTGGATCCATTTTTTCGGTACCCATTAAATGCTTGCGGGGAATAGAAAATAAGCTAAGATAGTAATTTACTTCTCCTGGAAAATCTACACCGTAGTTTCGAGTTGGAACGCTTAACTGTTCAGCTAAAGAATGCAATTGAGAAAGTTCTGCTGTATCTGGATCGGAGTGATTTGTAACAAAGTTTGCAATGCGTTCGTATGTATTTTTTCCTAAATCTTGTTTGCCTGGTACTCCGTCTCCAACTACAGCTGGCATCAGAACATCAAAGAAATTAGTATTTTGCTGTAAAATTTCAGGTAAAGCTAATGATTTAAAATACGATGCACAATTAAAGTCGTCATTTGTTTTTGCTATAGTAAATGCGGTATTTAAATCTCTTACAACAAACGGGGTAGATGAACCTTGTATCGTGGTTGTAAAGAAATCCGTTGCATATTTTTGATACCACTTATTTCCTGTCCAATCTCCGTTCGCTTGAGCTGATCTGACATACGGAGTAGATATTTCAGTCGTATAATCTTTGTTGGTTTCAATTATATAATTCTTTGTTGCTTGTGGAGCAACTCCAAAGACATTGAATTCGTACGGAGTTTTTGTTGAAAAAACGCCTATTTTGTTGTTTTCTGAATCTATAATCCAAACGCGATCAAACACATCTACTGCTAATCCTCCCCATATTTCATCAGACGTTTTAAGCTCGTTAATATAAAATAATGAGAAATTACTTAAAATTGGATAAGTGGTTGAAACAAGAGTTTTGGTTTTAGACAAAGTGTTTATTTCCCACGAACTAATTGAAGCTGTTTTGGTATTAATGTTGCTACATAAATTAATTCCATTTAATACCCATATGTTATTAGATCTGTCTACAGCAATGTAAGATGGCTTTGGAACACTTAAAGAGCTTAGCAATTTGCCATTTGTGTCAAAGCACTGCACTTTATTACCTTCGTACAACGTAACCCAAACATTATTATTCTTATCAATAGTTAAACTAGAAGGAACTGAATTGTAGTCAAATGCATAAGAAGTTAGTAGCACTCCAGCAGAACTGTATTTGACTAGAAGACCACTTAAAGGATGAGAATAACATGCCCACACGTTATTATTCCTGTCTGTTTCAACTACTGATGGTTCTACAGTTGAATTGCCTTCTTCGTCAATTAAATCATAAGCACTTAATACAGGGGTTGCTGAAGCTAAGACCGTAGTTAAATCAGCATTGTATTTTATAATAGTAGAACTATTATAAAGCGATACCCAAACATTAAAATCTTTATCAATTGAAATGTAAGACGGAGTGTCATATAGTCTGTTTGTGACAGCTGAGATTGCAACGGTATTGATAATTTGTTCTTCAGCGTTTATTGCACATATTGTGTTTTTATCAATATCAGCTCCGTATAAAATTCTAGTAATCGGATTGTAACTCAAACCGTATATGCTTGATGTCCCTGATACCTCAAAGTACGTGGTGTCTTTAGTATATAGTTTCGGAACTTCTATGCAATTAATAAACCCGTCAGTTAAAATTCCTTCTTCTTTGTATTTTTTAGCTATAGCACAACTATTGTCGTACGAGGCTAGCTGTATTTTGTTGATATTATTTTGATAAGGATGAGCAACAAACGCTAGTGAATCCACAGGATAAGCAATAGGAAACGGAAATTCTCTTTCTTTTTCAATAGTATGCACCGCGGCCGTACTAGCCATAACAGACGTTGTCTCTCCTTTACTTGAAACAAGAGGAGTTATTGTAGTAAATATATATCCTCCTGACGGCAGTCCGTTTTTATCTGTTTTCTGAAAAAATAAAGGTTCGTTGTTTACTACATACTCTGAAGGTTCATAACCCTCCAATTTGATATCTACTGGACTAAGTTTGCCTTGCTCGTTATTTTTAGGATATGCAAAAAGATTAGTAGGAGATACATTAGTGATGTATTCAAACGTGGACAGCGCGCTCGGATTAAAACTACAAGTAATCATAACTGGAATTGGAATTCCGGTCCATTTATGATAATAAATGTCATTAAGATAATTTTCTGTAATTTTTAATTCAGTAGGTATTACGTTTTTTGTTTGCCATATCGTAGCAGCTTGAACGGTTTCGTTGTTGCTGTAGCTGTAATAAGGATAAATTAACGATTCGGGAGGATATGAAAAATTTTCCGCGCTCAAAGTAGCTAATAAAATTACAGGGCAATTTTGTTCTTCTGTAATTGTCGGACTGTCGTCAATGTAATAAAACCCAGCTGTTGCAGTCATTGCTACGACTATGTTGTTTTTGTACAACGGGCCAGCGTCCTCGAGTAAATACGGACCATCAACAACTTCTTCGTATTTAGCGTCAATAAATCTCCATCTAGAATTTAAAAAATTCCATTTGTTGTCAGTAGTATCATATGGAACTGACTTTGAATTTATTGAATGCAAAACAATAGACAGCGGTTGATCTATTTTTGCTGAAGTGAGAGAAACGTAAAAAGGTTCTGTCGAACGCGTTCCTGGAGTATCCCAAGTTTTAGGCAAGTTTGTTATTTCTATTGCATCTCTATAAACGTAATCAACATTTATAAAATCATAAGTTACCAACAGTTCTCCAGTGGGAGACCAAGCGGATAATGCTACAGTATATATTCCAGGATAATTGTACGTGTGTGTTGTTTTATTAACATTGTAGTCGCGGTTGCCATCTCCAAAATCCCATGTAGTATTAATATACGAAGGCAGAGAAGTTTTTGTGAATACAAATTCCGTTGAATACACATCACCTTTTGTTCCTGGATATACTGAAAACTGTAAGGATGCCATTGTTAAAATTTAATACTATTGGTTGAACTTTCTGTTACGAAGAACTTACTGCTTACGTTTACGAGGTCCTCAAAAAATAAGAATTCAAACGGTTGTAAAATAATATCGTTTCTTAAAATTGTTTTGTCAAGATCGGGATAATTTGGATTCCAAACAAAAAACGACAGGCCTGAAATTTTTTCTCCTGTATCCAGTCTAACTGTGTTGAGTTGAGAAACTCCATCTATTTGAAGCAACTGGCTTGTTAATAAACTAAAATCAAATGTATTGCCTAACACTTGAGCTTTGCTGTCAAACAACGTTTGTATTACAGTTGCAACTTCATTGATGATTCCTTGATTTGTTCTGTTACTGCCTGAAGTTTTGACTATTTCAATTCTGCAAATATCTTTATCTCCTATAACAAATTCTTGAGAAATGGATCCCATTCCAAACGAAACAGATTTAAAAATTGGATCCATAAAATTAATTTCCGATGTAAGCATTTTAACCGGATACAATGAACTCAATATTTTTTCTTTTTGAGCAGGCAATAAGTAGTTTAACGAAGAATATTGAGATACTTTAGGTACAGCACATATGTAAATGTTATTAAAATTGCAAGCATCTGCATATTGAACTTGATTAAAAGCTATTTGTCTAAACGACGTAGGCGAAACCTGCATGTCATTAAAATATTTTAAATACAAAGACATATACTCCCAATTATTAAACACTTTAACATCTGAAATAAAGGCGTTGTGATTAATTTTAACGAATGTTTCAAAGTCTTTTTGTGTAACGAGACGGTATTGACTTTTAAAGTTAGTAGGAGCATTTTTTCTTATGCTGTCAGCTGATTCGATATCGCGAGGAATCGTGGAACCAGCAATGTTGTCAAATTTGAGATTTCTAAAAAGAACGCTGTTTATTCCAATAGAAGATTTTTCTTGTTTGACGTCTTTGTAGATTCCGTTGAAAGTTACGGTATCAAACACAGAAGCAGAGCGGGAGGTATATAAAGCGTTTGGTCCAACTATTCCTTGAGTACCGGAACTTTGTAGAGAGTATATAACTACTTTATCTCCGCTTTCTAATTTTCTGCCAGCAATACCATCACCAAATGTAAATTCATACAATGTATCAGAGTTTAATCGTTTTTCATACACCGTTGAATAAGGTTGTTCTGTGTATAAATTGCTGACTTCTGTATATTGAACCCAGCGTTCTTTTTTGTGTTCGTACACATACACGTGAAGATTGAAGTGATCGATTGATACTCCTGGTGTGTTGAGAACGAATGTTTCGTTTAATCCTCCTACTGCATCATAAACAGGACTTTCTCTAAATATGCCTTGATACAGTAATTTCGTATTTGATAAATTTGTCAACTCTAAAGGCTGAGTAATGCCTTTTGGAACGGAGAAAGAAATATCTTCATTGAATGAAAAGGGCATATTACCTACAGTGATGTATGAATATCTAGGTATTGTAAAGAAACTTCCGTAGTTTTGCAAAACAGCATCAGCTGATACTTGGAACGACAATGTTGAAGTTTGATAACCAACTGGTCTGTAGTCTAATAATTTAACAATTCTATTAATGTTTTCATATAACTGAGCTTCAGTAAACATGGACTCAGTACTTGTACGATTCAAATAAAACATTAAAGTGTTGAATGCGTACGAAACTATATCAATAATTGAGGCTAAGTTGGAACCTATATAATTTTGGTCAGTGAAAATGTTTTTATCGTTTAACCTTTGAATGATCAAATTTCTCAACGAAATAGCATCGAATCCGACATAACTATTTTTGGGTACTGTTGTATAATCTACGGTATTGGTATTTGGTTTAATCATCTTGTGCGAGAGGTTTCAGCGATAATAAACGTCTGTGTTGTTGTATTTAATGCTCCATTTAACGAAAATTCTGTATTAAAGTTTGGAAATTCCATTGAAAGGATAATGGTGTACTGATTGTCATCAGGTATTGGAATTACATTGCAGTTTGTGATTCTTACTCTAGGTTCGAAATCATCAACCGACTTAACAATCTTTTCACCTATTGCTTGAGCGTTAAGTTTTGTTATCGGTTCAAATAAAAATTGATTTAAATCTAAACCGTATTTAGGAAACAAAAATCGCTGGCCAGGTCTCGTATTGAAGAGATTTTTTAGCGAGTTTGTTATAGCTTTAATGTCGTAGTCGACCTGAATGTCGTTTGCTTCGACTTTGGTCTGCAATGTGGTATTAAAGTTATACTCCTTTGCAAAATCTAAATGCAGGTCTTTAAAGACATACGGCTTAATAGCAAACTCGTCTGCTATAGATTTTAAATTTGGTAACTTAATAGCCACATTATTATTTATTCGAGGCTACTTAAATAACAATAAAAAGGACTTTGCCTAATTAGCTGAGGTACACGTCTCCGTCGGTAAATGTGCCATTGTATGTAGTAGATGAACCAGCTTTCTTATAAACAAACGAAGTGCCAAGACGAGCTTTGTCAAATTGAACGTTTGCTCTCGGTTCTCCGCCAACGTAAACAAGCATTACGCCCAGCTGGAAATTAGGAGTAGCTAGCGTAGTTCCATATATTACTTCATTGATGTATGGAGACGTAATTGAGAGAGTCTCATCTGGTTGGCCTACTCCTATTAAGTTTACAGGAGCAGTAGTTGTACCTGAACCGAAATAATTTCCTTCTCCATCAGGAGTTGCTGCTGTTATATTCCACGTTTGTCCACCGAGAGGAGGAGGAGTTGGAGCAGGAGTTTGAGTAGGAGCAGGAGTAGGTTGTGGAG